CAATGCCGGGTATGAGTGAATATTATATTCAGAAATGTGCGTTGGAGTTAGCAGTTAAAGAGTTGCGAAGTCAAAGATTGGGAATTAATTTTAATATAGTTCGCCCGGGCAATATAGCAACAGACGCAACCAAGACAGTTCCGCCCGCAGCCGATGTTACAATTTGGGCAAAGCAAGCATACGATTTACTTGAGAACAAATTGCACATTCCAGATTTTAGTTTAGGTCCTAAATGACTCCTAAAGACATAATCACTAATCAGTATTTTTGTCCAATGCCTTGGAGCGGGCTTATGTACAACTTCGACGGCAAAGTTAAGAATTGTATTAGAAGCCCCGAGGCATTGGGAAATATCAAAGATCAAGACATTGAACAAATTCTATTAGGTCCAAAGAATATAAATTCTCAGCAACAAATAATTAATAAACATCCGGTAAATTCTTGTAATGTATGCTATGAACTAGAAAACAAAAAAAGTTTTGATATAATCAGCGACAGAGTGTTTTATATTAAAGAATTAAAGCCGGCAAAGCATCTTAATTTATATTCAGCTGGTAATTTTGATTTACAAACAGTAGATGTCAGATGGAGTAATTTGTGTAATTTTGCCTGTGTTTATTGTAATCCGGAGTTTAGCAGTAAATGGGCCAGCGAAATCAACGCACAGATAAATCAACCCACTGATGAGCAAAAATCTAAATTCAAAGACTACATTATCAAACATACAAGCAACTTAAAACACGTATATCTTGCTGGTGGCGAACCATTGCTAATGAAAGAGAATTTAGAATTACTAGAGTTATTAGATCCATCAATAAACCTAAGAATCAATACAAACCTAAGTTGTGTTGACTCAAAAATATTTGAAAAAATCTGTGAATTCAAAAACGTACATTGGATTGTTAGTGTAGAAACAATGGATGAAGAATACGAATATATTCGTTATGGCGGTAAATGGAATGAATTTTTAACTAATTTAAACACCATTAAACAGCTTGGGCACAAGATATCATTCAATATGTTATATTTTTTATTGAATTATAATAGCCTTTTTGATTGCGTGGATTATTTTCAATCATTGGGTTATCATCCAAATACCTTTATAATTGGAGCATTGTCGACTCCGAGTTACCTAAATATTAGACATTTACCAAGCAATGTATTACAATCAATTGAAACTAATCTTAAACAACGTACTCTAAAACAGGACGGATTTCTATTAGAAAACAGTTATAACAATTTGTTGAGATATATACAAACACCCATTGAAAAAAATTTACAAAACTCATTTGACCAATTGTCTGATCTTGACAAAAGAAGAGGATTAGACAGTTCGAAAATTTTTAAAGAATTATATAAACTAAAGGAAACATAATTATGGCAAAAGCATTTGACGTTAGCAAGTTTAGAAAAAGTATTACAAAAAGCATCGACGGAATTTCCGTAGGCTTTACTGATCCCACTGATTGGATCTCAACCAACAACTATGCGCTAAACTATCTTATCAGCGGAGACTTTAATAAAGGCATTCCAATGGGCAAGGTAACAGTATTTGCTGGGGAATCAGGTGCAGGTAAAAGTTTTATTTGCAGTGGTAACTTGATTAAAAACGCACAAGCACAAGGCATCTATGTTATCTTAGTTGACACAGAAAATGCCTTAGATGAAGCATGGTTACAAGCACTGGGAGTTGATACCAGTGAAGATAAACTGTTAAAATTAAACATGGCAATGATTGATGATCTTGCTAAAATGATCAATGACTTTGTTAAAGAATACAAAACCATTCCCGAAGACCAACGTCCCAAAGTATTATTTGTTATTGACAGCTTGGGTATGTTGTTAACGCCCACAGACGTAAACCAATTTGCCGCAGGTGATTTAAAGGGCGATCTTGGACGTAAACCAAAAGCATTGACGGCATTGGTTCGTAACTGTGTAAATATGTTCGGTGACTTGAACATTGGCTTAGTTGCTACAAACCACACATACGCATCGCAAGATATGTTTGACCCCGATGACAAGATCTCTGGTGGACAAGGCTTTATCTATGCAAGCTCTATTGTTGTTGCTATGCGCAAACTCAAACTCAAAGAGGATGAGGATGGCAACAAGATCTCCGAAGTCAAAGGTATCCGTGCTGCTTGTAAGATTATGAAGACACGCTATGCCAAACCATTTGAAAGCGTACAGGTAAAGATTCCATATGAAACTGGAATGAATCCCTACAGTGGCCTAACTGATTTAATCGAAGGCAAAGAACTTTTAAAGAAGGAAGGCAATAGTTTGGTATATACAACAGTAGATGGTGAAGTTATTAAAAAGTTCCGCAAAGCATGGGAACGCAATGATGATGGTTGTTTGGATCGTGTAATGTCTGACATCACTGCTAATCCTCATGTGTTAAATAAAACTACAATCGTTGAAGCAGAAGAGGAAACCACAGAATGAGTATTGAAGTAGATGTATTAGGCGAAACATATACTATATTAAAACAGTATATTCCGCAAAAGGATCGCCAAGAAGCCGCGGACAATTTAATGAGTGTATTAGTAGATATGCTAAATGATATTGATCTTCAAGAGTTGGGCGGCATAGATAGCAATCTTAAAAAAGCACTCAAGGAATACGTAACGGACGAAGAAGACAACGAGCATGACGGAGACTGGTAGAACTTATTATTGTTCTATGAAATTCAAGTATCTTAAAATAGATCTTGCAATGGGAACTACGTATAACTGCCATGCCGCCCTCCCACATCCGGTGGATTTTGATTGGCTGAAGGATAATCCTGGTAATTTATTTAATACAAGCGTTAACATGACAGAACGAACAATGATGTTGCGTAACGAACGAAATAGTAGTTGCGAACAAAATTGTTGGAAAGCAGAAGATGTTGGTAGTGTTAGTCCTCGCTTGTACCAAGATGGAGCAGAGATAACCCACACAGAAATTCGATCTACCCCAGAGATAATTGATTTGACTATTAATGGAGATTGCAATTTGACTTGTTCTTATTGTTGTAGAGAATTTAGTAGTAGTTGGCGTAGGGATTTAGTTAACAATGGTAATTATAATGATCCACGATATCAGTTAACTACTAAAGATCGATTAATGTTAAAAATTAGTCAATCAGAATTAAAAGAAACTTCACGCTACAAAACATTATTAAACGAAATAAAGTTAGCGGTCCCGACATTAAAGAAACTAATTGTTACAGGCGGGGAGCCATTTTTAGATAATAAATTGACCGCGGTGTTACAAGAATTAGAGTTATCGGAAAATACTCAAATTCAAATATATACTGGTATGGGCGTTAGCTACACTAGATTTGAAAAGATACTAAAAGAGTTAGCAAACATTAAAAATTTATTGATAATAGTAAGTGCCGAATCTACTGGAAAATATTTAGAATTTAATAGATACGGAGCCAATTGGAACGACTTTGTACAAAAGGTTGCTTTAATAAAAAAACACAATATTAATATGGAATTTCACTCCACTTTAACGAACCTAACTGTGTTTGGATTCAGAGATTTTTATAATAATTTCTCCGATGATAAGATTGTAACAACTTTTGCATACCAACCTCGTATGATGGCACCTTATGTATTAGATCCTGCTAGTAAAGATCAAATAAGGTCTGACATACAAGAACTTCCGGGAAAAGTTAAATCAATGATAATAGATTCTATATCCGCAACCCCGACTGAGGAAGAACGAGTGAATATTAAAAATTTTATAGCAGAATTTGTCGCTAGACGATCTGACCTTTCAGTGGACATATTCCCAAAAACATTTTTACAATGGTTAGGGTTATAAATGTGGTACAACAAAATAGTCGCCGATCTTGGAAACATCCCGGCTTTTATAAGTTACTACGAAGCTGAATTAATCGGGGCCAAAAGTGAAATAAAAATTCAAGGCAACGTAGAACGAGCACTAAGTAACTTGCCGGGATTAACTGAGCACAGGTTTAATCAATTGCAGGAAATAGAAGCAGTACTTGAGTATCTTAATATACAGTTGAGAAAGATTCGACGTAAGCATTTTCAAAAGTATTTGGAAGCATACGCCAGGGCATTGACCAGCAGAGATGCTGAAAAATACGTAGATGGTGAGGACGAAGTTATTGACTTTGAGACTATTATCAATGAAGTAGCATTGGTTCGAAACAAATGGTTAGGTATTATGAAAGGTATAGAGAGTAAAAACTTTATGCTGGGACACGTGGTTCGGTTAAGAACCGCTGGCATGGAAGACGTAGTAGTATAATGGACTGGAAAGCACACGCAAAGACTCTATTAGAAGAATTTAATCTATGCATCTGTGCTAAACCCAAGCACGATGCAGTTAACATTCAACTGGAAAAAGACTCTGTATC